ATATGTCTGTGAATCTTGGAATAAATCTATTCCTTACAATAATCGTGCCACAATACAGGCAACATTTAGAGAGGTATTTGAACCATGAGTAGTGCTTCTGTTATTAGTGATCTTCAAAGTATTAATCCATCAGCAATAATAGAACTCTTTACTCTTACAACTACCGCAGCATTGCATGGATCAGCTACTACGCATAGATTTCATAATGGAACAAGTTTGAAAGATAATGGTGAAATAGTTTGGGCAGGTGATTCATACCAAAGATTTCCTATACAGGCAGAAGGTTTTGCCTTTAAGAAAGGACAACTACCTAGACCTACTTTGACTGTCAGTAACGCATTAGGAACAATTACAGCTATTCTTTTGAACGTAAACGAAACTACGACAGGTAATGATTTAACTGGTGCTACTGTTACTCGAATCAGAACTCTTGCTAAATTTTTAGATGCTGTAAACTTTCCAAGCAATGTAAATCCGTATGGCACACCAGATCCTAATGCAGAATTTCCACAAGAGATTTATTCGATTGATCGTAAGTCAGCAGAAAATAGAGAAAATGTTACTTTTGAACTTGCAGCAGTACTAGACTTAGCAGGTATTCGTGCTCCTAAAAGGCAATGCACAAGAGCAGAGTTTCCTTCTATTGGAACGATTAACGGATGAATTGGAAAGAAGCTGCATTGGTTCATGCGAAAGACCAAGACCCTAAAGAATCTGTTGGATTATTAGTAAATATTAAAGGTAAAGAAAGATATTTTCCCTGCAATAATCTTGCTATGACTGCTCATCAATGTTTTATTCTTGATCCAGTTGATTATGTAAAAGCATCAAATCAAGGCGATATTGTTGCTGTTGTCCATTCTCACCCTGTCACTCCACCAATAGCTAGTCAGGCAGATAAATTAAGCTGTGAGCAGAGTAAACTTCCGTGGCATATTGTTAATCCCAAAACAGAACAATGGGGATATTACGAACCATCAGGATATAAAGCACCTTTATTGGGACGTCCGTGGGTTTGGGGTATTACCGATTGCTGGTCTTTAGTAAGAGATTGGTATAAACAGGAAAAGGGTATTGAACTTAGAGATTGGGAAAGACCTTTAACACCAGAAGAATTTTTGAAAGATCCAATGTTTGAAAGATGTGCATGGAGAACTGGTTTTAGACAGTTGAGACAAGAAGAAAAGTTAGAGAATGGTGATTTATTATTTATGTCAATCATGGCAG